ATACTTTATAAGTTCTTTTTGAAGCTTCTTAACGTTATCGCCACGCATGCCGCGCTTAAGCCCTGTTTCTATAGCGCCGAGATCAGAAGCAACTTTCTTTGTTTCTTCGCCAAGACCGGACACAGCTTGAGTAGCTTCATTGGCACTCTCTGTAATTTCATCCGTTTTCTTTGCTATTTCACTGGCTTTTTCTGCAGTCTCTTCTTCCTCTTCTTCAACCTCCTGATAAAGTCCAAACATGTCAAGAAGCCCTGCAGACCAGTCTTTCAACGCTTTAGTTCCTTCATACAGGGCTTGCGTCATATTATCGGGTTTCAATATCGGAAAAACATTCGTAAGAGCCTCTCCAACGCCTTTTACGATGTTCATAAACGTCTGCCACAGATTTGAAGCGGCCTCGATCAGATCGTTGTAGCCGCCCATCTCATGCCAGGATTTCAGAATTTCATTGCGCCAATCTCTAAATATCGCTATATAGTCATACAAAGCGTTGGAAACGTCAGTCCAAAGCTTCATCGCCTCGTCTAGATTGCCGAAGAGATACTTAAATGTATCCATCCAGCCAGAACTAACAGCGTCTTTTACCGCTTGTACTGCGTCGCTAAACGTAAGCGCTTTTTGCGCCGCTTCATAGGCTTTTTGTCCAAATGGGTTCGAATCCGACGTATCCGCATACTTATTTAGTGCTTTAATCAACACTTCTGTCGTAAGCCAACCGTCAGTAAGAGTAGTTTCGAAATTCTTAAAATCTATTGTCGTTTCTTGTGTTGCTTTTGCTACTTGCTTTTGTGCCGCTGCAACTTTTTCAGCGCGGTCTTTTGTCGCTTTTTGAGCTTTTGCAAGAGCGGTCTGAGCTTTTTCAAGTTTCTCTTGATTTGTAACAACCATTGAGCCGATGTGATCGCCCTTTTTTACAAGAACACCAGATTCAATAGCTGTATCAATAAGAACCTCTTTAAACTCTTTCGTAGCCATTGTGGCATTTGAAATTGATTTCCAGTCTTGTAATTTAACAGCTCCTTGCGACAATGCCTGAGCAAAATTATACATTGCATGATTAGCTTGCTCAATGCTTGCACCTGATTTTGCGGCTTCGTTGCCGATGCCTTCCATGGCCATTTCAGCAGCTTCCAAATCAACGCCGGCTGCTGTAAATTTACCAATGGTTTGAACCATAGTGGCAAAATCATAAGAAGTTTCATCGGTGTACGTTTGTAATTTCTCGAGAACTTTCTCGACTTCTTCAACCGATTTTCCAGTTGCATTGGTAATCGTCTGAACAGCTTTCGTATAGGTCTCATACTTGCTTTGACCTGCGGATATATCGTCAAGTCCAAAGAATGCGTCAGCAACTTTCTTACCAGCTTCCATTGCCTTGCTGCTAAGCAAGCCAAATACATTTTCACCAATAGCACCAAGCTCTGAAAACTTGCTTGTTACTTTGTCTAAGCCGTTTTCTAATCCCGTTGTGTCGAGTTTTAGATCATCTGTATTAACAACGCCAGTAAAATTTAAGGCTTTCTTCAGGAGGTCTAGCGCCTTCATTGTTTGTGAAACGCCGGATAAGAATTGCCCATGCTGAAACTGCATTTGAACGATTCTGTTGTCTATACTGCTCATGAAGAGGTTACCTCCTTCCAAACGCCTTCTGATATTTCATCTGCGACAGGTTTTATTGCCGGATTGATATAGTCTTTTCCGGCGACATACCCGCCTCCGCCCGTTCCATGACCATACTGCAAAGCCATTGCAACGTTAAATCCTTCAACATTGTTCGTATTGATCCAGTTTATTGATGTAGACCCTCTGCTTCTCTCAATTACAAAATTCCAGGATTTTGCGGTTAATCCACTGTCAACCGGGGTAGCTTCAGAAAGCGCTTTTTTTCCTGCTTCTCCATATTCCGCAAGCTTATTTAAATATCTTTGACCTTTCATCGCGTTCAAAAAACGTTCGGTCTTGCTAAAACTGCCAATATGCTTTACAGAAACGCCTTTCATAAATACTACCTCCTCTCCGGTGTTTTATCCTCTTGTATGCATCGCCTGTTTTCGTTTAGCATTTAACGATGCGTTTTGAGATAGGATTTTTTTATTGCCCATTTTCTTTTTGGGCGCGTTCTCAGCACTGCAAACCCGAATAAGAGTAAGCAATCTGTTGAAATTCCACTTGTCGCACTCAAATGGGATTTGATTCTGTGTCATCCAACAGTACACAAGTTCAGAAGTAATTATGCGATTGGACCTTTTAGAAGAATTATCTTTGGAAAACCACGTGGCCGTCATTGGGTCGTCTATATACGCTTTTACTTCCTTAATCGTTTTGAGTGACATCATTTGATATACTTTGGGATCAACGTTTTGCGTTATGGTCATGCAACGAACATAATCTATGAACTGTTCTTGAGTTTTTTCGCTTTCTTTTAAAAACGGTATGTGCCATTTTGATTCCCATTTAGATATGGAAAGTAAGGAATGCTCAAGCTTCAACCGAACAGGCTTGGTCCGAATGATCTTTTCTGTAGTTTCATCATATAGTTCGCCACCTTCGATTACGATCTCAAGCATACCCTACCCTCCTTTCGTTATTTAGCCTCTTGCGGCTATTTCCTGCCTAAGATTTGCCGGAATAACACCGTTTACAAACTCAACAAGCGCGTTTTCGTTCGTGTTGAGTTCAAAGTACAGCTCGGAAAACGCTTCGGTTTGTTCAAAATCTTCAGACAGTTTATGACCGTTTCTGACTTTAATAAACCGATCGTCTTCGGTGAGCTCGCCATAAGACTTGAGTATGATTTCTTTGATCAGCTCGGCAAGTCCCTTAACATCTTCTTTCTCTACAATGCGTTCGATCGTTTTCTGCATACCACCGTCTGTAGAGAACTCCATTTCCATCAGGTCTTTCTTACTGAGATGAAAATGATACTCGCCTGTCTTTTCATTGCCGTCGTAGTCCGTGTAAATGATTTCTTTCTTAAGCATATTACTCTTCTCCTTTTTTTCTTTAAAAGTCGGAGGGCCAGCCTAACTGAATACCCTCCGTTGTCATCTTGTTATCAGGTCGTAGTGGTAGAACCGCCAACATAACCAAGCAGAGTGTCGGGATCAGGCAGAGGACCGCCGCCATACAACGCGTTCTCCAGAGCAGTCTTCTTCGAAGAATCCAGCTTCCAGACGTCGATCGTTATAAGAGCGGTTGGCTTGTAGTTAAAGTTCTTGAACGCCACAGGAGTCGTAGTGACTTCCCAACTGAAGGTGATCGCATCAGGAGAATCGTTGATCGTCTCGTAGGAGCGCTCGGAAGGGGAGGCAGTGCAGTTATAAACCACGTGGATCTTGTAGTTGTTCGCCTCGGTGTCGGTGTCACTGCCGACCTTGGTGCGATAGCAGAAACCAAAGGGTTTGCGGCTCTGCTGGCCAACATAAACGCCAGTAGCAGGGCTTACGGAGCCATCACACTCGCCGAACTCGTCAGGATAGGTATAGGCTTCAATGGTCATACCAAAGGTCTCAGCAGAACGCAGGGTGGCGTACTTGATGTTATCAGCCCATAGATCGGTCGGCTCGGCGCCATCGGGGCTCTCGGTAACGCCGGTCAGACCATTCCATGCAACACCATTGCCATAAGCATTAGTCGTGGGGTCGAGAACGTACAAAACACCGTGGTCTACGCCGGTCTCAAAAATCCGCTTGCCGGTATCATCCCAAGAAATAGGAGTATTCGTAGCCATATTATTATTCCTCCTTGAAAATAAACAAATTCAGAACTTACCAGTAAATTCTGAAAGGATAGTGGTACAAATTGTCCGCCGGATAAGGTCTCTCGGCGGAGCATAAAGGCAATCCGATGATTTGGTCCCTGGTATCGTCGTCAGGATCTCTTGTGATGTATTTAATTGAATATTGATCGTATATCGCATACGGGGCGTTATCCGCGAACGTTACATCAGGTTTCTCCAGATCATAGATGATACATGGATACTCTATCTTGCGCCCGGTCGGAGGCTGAAAATATACGTTGTCGCAGAAGGTATGCAATATCTCGCTAAGCTTACTCCGCGGTTTCGCCATTATATACGCCTCCTATGGACAAAATGAGACGGGGATAGTTGGAGGCATCCACACCGGTCACCTTCCAGGCTGTCCCCATCCATTTGACATAGCGCATGTCCGCCATATGTGAAAGCGCATAAGGATTCGCGGTAATGCTGATCTGATTTGAAAACGTTATATCATCGTTGAGCTGGTCCTCACTGCTCTTTGTAAGGTTTCGGAAGTTCTTCAGGAGTTCACCCTTGTAGAAGTATTCCACGGGCTTCTCCTTCCAAACATCCGGCGAGGTCTCATCCTTAACGGTTTCGATATAACCCACAGCCCCATAAAACCTCGGCATACGCTATGTCACTCCCATTTTGATTTTTGCTTTTCTCTCGTCAGAGAGGAAACCAACCAATTGCCGTGCTTCGAAGAAGTTAGGATATTTTAGTCGGTCGTGGTAGTGCCGGAGCCGCTGTTGGACTTGAACACCGCAATGGCGGAGTAGGGCTTCATCAGCATGCCGGAACAGCGGGTTTCGATCAGGTACTTGAACTGGTTGTAGTCGATGTCGAAGTCGTCGAACATCGTGACCTCACCGCCCTTATCGGTACCAACACCATAGTCGTTCAGGTTGACCAGGATGCCGATCAGCTCGCGACCCTGGGCGTCGGTGTAATTCTCCAGCAGCTCGCAGGGAACGATATTGCGCGCACGAATCGCAGAAGAAACCTGGGCCTCGGTGTCGTACAGACGACGGCCGATGGAATCCTCAACCAGCAGCATGTTGGTCAGCCAATCCTCGGTGGTATAGAAGGTCGGGCTGCCGGTGCCCTTGTAGAACTTACGGGCCTTGATGATCGCCTTGATCGCCTTCTTGGCAGTCTCTTCATCGTCCGCACCGGGAGCGACGTACTGCTTAACAGTGAAGAAATCGACGTCGCTGACAATAGGACGAATCTTGTCTTCGAATATCTTGTCTTCGCTGCTAACGGGACGGCCGTCACCGATCAGAATCGCGCGGGCCAGCTCCTCGTTCAGCATCATGCGCATCTCGGTCTTCACCCAGGCGACAACAGCAGGCTTGGCCAGGTCGATCAAATCGTCTCGGTCAAACTTCTGCTTCTTGTACACGGTGGTAGGAGAGCTCTCGCGCTTCATCAGGCTGAAGAACTCTTCCTTCTTCAGGTTGCCCTTCAGATAACCCTTCGCACGAGCTTCGTCCTCGGTGATGTTAGCGAAGGTGGTCTTGATACGGGCCCAGGGATACTTCTTGACGCCAGCCAGAACCTGGTCAACCCAGGTGGTCTCGCGCTTTACGAACTCGGGCAGGTCGTTCAGCTCATGAGCCTCGGGGAACAGATACTCCAGGCCATTGATGCCATAGCCGGTACCGGGGGCATAATTGCCATTACTGTCGGGAACCCATGCGGTGGGCACGGTAAGGCCGGTGGTGTCAATCGCATGGGCCAGAGCGCCGCCCTCCTGCATATGATGCTCGTATGACTTGCGCAGAGAGCCATACTTGGGACCTTCCTTGATCACGGTATCAATGGCT